TAAGGAAACTTTGTAAGCGTAGCTTGTGCTGTTCCTAATATAGTAGCCAACATAACTTTTCTTTTAAGATCATCAAATCTATCTTTCTCACGAATAACTACTTCGGTCAGATTACAGAATTGATAAGGACGCAGTATGATTTCACTGCAAGGATTAGTCCCAAAATCAATATAGCTTGATGAATCCCTATGTGGGTGCATTTTATACTGTGAATCTGACTCATCAAGCAGCGACTTTTCATGTAACTTTCTACGACCATTCTTTGATGCTTGTTTAACAGCAGATTGACGATTAAAAATACCACGTTCTCCTGACTTAGATTCCACAAGAGACAGCCACTCACGTAAGAATGTTTCGCCATCAGGTTTATCGGTGTAACACACGGAATTATTAGCTAATGCCATCTGTGGTGATGTTGTCCACCATTGCCCTGATTTAGCGTGTCTCATGCGTCCATCAGAAAGGTTAGACAGACTAATCATAGCTGATCGCCTTACACCACCTGACACTACAACCTCTCCAACTTTACACATTAAATTATGACAGTCATAACTAGACAGCTTACGTCCTGCATTGTGCTTAAACAAGGAAACAGTAAATCTAAAAAGATCAACTAAAGGGGCAGGACCACTGGCTCTGCCACCAAATACTTTCAGCCTAGATCCTGCAGGTCTGATCTTAGACACATCCCATTCGGGTATTTCACCCATGTACAAGTGTCCTATCAGCCTACGCAGAGCTTTTGCCCAACCTTCTTTACTATCTTGAACCTCTATGATCGTGTCACAATCCTCTATGTTTTCGGGAATGTCTGGTAGTTTACTTACATACTGTCGTTCAACTGAAAAGCCTACACCCGTACCACATAAAAGAATATACATGGCTTCATCAAAAGATTTAGGGTCATCTACGGGTAGATAGCTACAGTTATAACCCGCAGTGTTATCTCTCTCAAGAGCAGAACCTGCTGTCATTAAGGCTCTCATAGAGGGCATAACTTCCAGATTAACTATCGCTTCATAAATCTGTTGCTTTGGTAAATGCCCTTTAACTTTTTCTGTAATGTAATCTACGTACCTACTTACAGTTTCTTCCCATGTTTCTCGTCTGTTTTCTTCGTCCATCCATCTGGCATACCTAGATACAGCTATAAATTTTTGATAGTCGTTCATTAATCACCTCCCATTATTGCTTTACAATTTTTAACTTTGAGTCCTTCAATATCATAAATAAACTCTTCTAATGCTTCAGAGATTTCTTCTGTCACATCTCCGTCTGCAGGAATAGGATATTCTTCTTTATCCACATCCAATGTTATAAACACCTTAACTATCATTGCTCGATTCGTCAATTAGTTTTTCTAAATACCACTTTGCTTTTTTAAGATCCTCTACACCATTCTTATATCTGTATCTCCAGATGTACTTAATGATGTTACCTTGTAAATAGTATTGGTATCCTTCTGCTGTAGACGCAGCAATAGCATCTATACACTCAATACCTCTTTGGTTGTAGTGTGGTGGACTATTTACCATGTCAACTATTTTCTTTATTTTTCCTACTTGTGTCCAAGAATCTGGTAGGCTCTCGGTTAAACCATCGTGTTTATCATGCTTCGCCATCTGTATCTCCTTTAAAATTAATGTTAATTATATTGTCTTGTCTTGAAACCACTTTACCAGTCTTCTTTTTGCTGTCAAGTTCTTTTTGTACTAATGCCCATAATTTATCTCTATATTTAGTATCTTCTTCCATAAGTGCAGGAGTAGACATCATCATCTGAACTAAATTCATTAGAGAAAAATAATCTGTATCATCTAATGGACTTGTATCAAATACATCAACGGCTAAATGAACGTCCCCCGTCCACTTACCATTCTTCATAAATGGAGTCACACGTATGCTCATTTCTTCATCTTTAAATCCCAAATAGTTTAATGGCTTCATATCTTCATCCTTTTCTTTTTAAAATGTATAACATCTGGATGTTTGTTTTTTCCTCTTTCTTTGAGCCATTTTTCTGGAATAACCCTATGACAAAATTTAAAATTATTCTTTTCACACCACTTGGCGTAAGATGTTTTAGACCCTTTTCTTAACTTTGAGTTTTCATTTGCAAACACAAATCGAATGTCAAGTTTAGGGTGTTGTCTTTGTATCTCAATATGCTTTCGTCTATCAGCAACGGTAAAAAATCCTTTGCTCTCTATTATAATACCGTTAGGTAACACGAAGTCAGGGGTGTAGAATCTGTACGCTAAATCTTCCCATTCAATCTTAATGCCCTCATAAATAAATGGCACACTAAGTTTTTTAAGAAAGTCGGATATCTCAACTTCTAACCCACTACGAAAACCTAGTCTTCGTGCTACCTTATAGTGTTTAGCAGTGTACACTTACCACCAAACAGTTCCTCGTCCAAAGGCTTGTATGCTAGTCATACCTAAAGACTTCAACTCGTCCTGCAAAGCTTGGTCTGCAGATTTTCTAGCTTCCATAGCTAATCGGATTCCTGCATATTTTTTATCACGATATGCCTTACGCATTTCGCTAATTTGCTTCTCCATTTCCGATATTTGTTCAGCCATCTCGTCAAGAGTTGGCTCTGTAGATTTATCATCAGTCATGCTATTTGCTCCTTTCCGATGTTGACATATGAAACCATCTTTGGCTCTTTTGCTTTAGATACTAATGACGGTATCTCCTGCAAGTTTTCCCAACAAGCTTTTCTGTATCTACAAAACGAACATGTTTTAGATAGAACAGTATTTCCCGTAGGTTTGCTTCTGAAAGTTTCTTCTACTGGTTCATAACAGCGTTTAAATGTATTGTTATTTACCGTATTCACATTTTTTTTTAGCTTTTCAACTTCTTTTTCAAGGTCAATGCCATCAGCAGGTACATATTTAAAGCTACCATTCGCTTTATTAACTACCCACCAACCACCTGCTTTCTTACCTAGTGCTTTAGCATATCCTGCTAGTTGTCCTACGTAACCAAAGGGGTCTTCTTCAGCTAGTGTATCAAAAGATTCAAACTTATTTCTATAAGACCAATCGGAAGCAGACTTAATATCATCTACAGCATCATCTAATACTAAATCATATGTACCACTGACTTTAGTGTCTGCAATATCTAAAGAAACTTTGTCTGAATTTTTAAACTTAACTTTAGCTTCTGTCATTATCCCCTTGAACACAGCTTCAACAATGTCTCCAAGCATCATGTTCATTACGAATGTCGTAGGTAGAGGTTCTGCGTAATTTGGCATGTTCTTTTCAAACCAAAGTTGGCAGGTTGGTCTACCTATATTTGACATACGTAATTGAAATTCTCTTCGCTTTGTTTTTGTACCAAACTGACGCTTGAGAGCTTCCCCTATGTCTTTCTTAATAGTTGCAATGGTTTTAGCAGACATAGAGGATTTGCCATTCGTAGCATCTTCAAGGTACTGATGCAAAGCTATTTCAGCAGGGTGTCTCATTCAAAAGGTATCTCTTCTGAATCTATGATGTCATCAACAACGTCATTATCAACTTCCTCATTCTTCCTAGACTTTTCATCCCAAGAACTAATAATGTAGTCGTTGTAGTTGTCAACCCACTGAATAAAGTTACCAAACATATCTTGGTCTTCTTGTGTCAATTTTACTGTATCAGTAAGGTTCAGAGACACTGAAGGTAGATAAAAGCTATTACCATTTGGTAACTTTTTCTCCTCTGTAGCACATTCAATGTTGTGCTGTGGGGGTAGTCGTTTCATTTTAGCTAGTTTAGTAAAGCAACCACCTAATGTTTTAAAAGCATCCCTATTGTCTACTTCCCAAATGAAAGGTATAGGGTCAACATCAGCAGGTACACCACTTGCGTTTACAGCATCACCAAGTTCAACAATTCCTAAGATAACACGTACCCTTTTAATTTGCTTAATCAGGTCTTGTGTTTCTTGTGGAAGTGCCTTGAAGTCAGATATCCAACCTGCAGGTTTACCACAGTTGAAACCACCACTGTTATCTTTTAGATCAACATTAAGGTTGTCATTCATAACAGTTTTGATGAATTTGTTTGGTGTGTCACCAGACCCCATAACAAATCTCTTGTACATGTACCTCTGCATGAAAGGACGTAACTTAATCGTGGTGGAATAATATGTTTCACCATCAGGTATCTCTAATTTATAAGAGCCACCTTCAACAACTTCGACATTGACGGACTTTCCGTTTATCTCAGATTGACCCATTATAGGTGCATGACTAATTCGCAACCTAGCTAGTGTGCTAGACTTTTGCTTGGTATCATTTTCAGATGCCATTCCCATTGCTTTCGCCATTGCTGCAAAATTGTTTGTGTCTATCGTCATTACGCTTGTATCTGTATTCATTTATATTATCTCCTCTTGTTTAAAAATTATAGTTATATCATAAGACATCTTTGGTGTCAAGCCAATTATTTCCTATTTTTGATTCTAGTAATAAAGGTACATTAAAATCTATTTTCCAATGGTTGTCAATAATATTTTTTAAGTTTTTATTAATTTTTTTAATTATTTCCAAAACTTTATCCTTTTCTTCTGGATGTATGTCAATAACTATTGAATCATGCACTGAATTTACAATGCAACTCTGCATACCATTAAGCATTTCGTCAATCTTAATCAATACTAATGGTACTATATCGGCTGTGGCAAAACTCTGCACAGGATAATTCTTTAACTGTGTAGCATATGTCACAGAGCCGTTACCTCTCCTCTCTACATCAGGAAAGGAAAATTCTCTACCTGACGGTGTACGTATTTTTAGATTACTTACTGCTTCATCCCCTAGAGCCTTATGCCATTTGGCTATACCAGAATACTTCTTAGTAAACTGTTCATAGTATTTTGCTTCGGCAGGGGTTCTGCCATAACCCGTAGCACCATACAAGGGTGCAAACGTATGTGCTTTAGCTTCTTGTCTAGTTGTAGGCTGTCCTGCATCTGATATAACTTTGGCTGTGTAAGCATGTACATCTACACCATTAGCTATCTCTCGCATGGCTGTTTTATCCTGAGATAAATAAGTAGCAACCCTAAATTCTAACTGTGCAAAGTCAGCTTCAAGTATCTCACCCCCTTTGTCACTCCAACGAGAGATAAAAACTTTCTTAACGGGAAATGTACCACCTCTAGGCATGTTTTGCATGTTAGGGTCAGCACCACTAAAACGTCCCGTAGAGGTACGGTGTTGCAATAATCTAACGTGTAG